CACCCGCAGGCGCAGGGTTTTCCGAGATGCCGGCGCTTGAGTTCTTGTACAAATGCTTTGCAAATAGCAGTCTTCGATTCGGGTTTCGCCTGGCTTTTTTTTGAAGACTGGCGGCATACACTACAGCATTTGCAGCGGAGGGTCTCAATAACCTTCTCGGCCTTGATCAATTCCAACGGCGTCATAAATGTATCGGCCGTATTTAAAATATTGAGAGCGTCCCCGTAATCTTTCTTCTTCTTCGCCCCCCGCGTTGGAGCGAATAATTCGGGACGCTCGCGCTTGCGTGGACAACATTTGTTAGAACACGAAAAGACTACCATTTTTTTGCCAAAAAAAACAATTTAAATTTAAATTTAAAAAAATATTTGTAAATTAAAATGACGGAAGCTGCGGTTAAACACGACCACAAAACAATCAATTCGAGTCTTGAAAACACTCTTATTTATTTGGCTCCGACGTTGCTTGTAATTACTGCTATAATTTACCTAATAGCTGCGGTAATGGATTTTAGAACGTCAAGCGAACAAGATAGGAATGGATTTAGGTTATTCTATATAGTTGGTGCTGCGTTGTGGGTTACTGGACAAGTTATGGTTTTGTTCGCAATTCCGGTTACGAAAACCGATGTGGAAGAAAAGAAAGAATAAAAAAATAAAAATATAAATTATAATAAAGAACATGGTTTTAAAGGATGGAGTTTCCCCGCAATCTTTAATTGCAAAAGTAAATAGGAAACCAGATGTTTTGGTCTGTTCAGCTGGTGGCGTAGCGACAACCATGCTCTTACGCCATTTTAGTAACAACGGAATCCTTACGAACGATCCTATGGATCTTGATGCGTTGAAACACTCGACAACTCCACCCGAGCTGAAAACGATAAAAAAGGCGGTATACGTATTTGGAAACCCCCAATCCGCATACCAGTCCTTAGTGCGAAGGAACTTTTTGGAGCGTCAGAAAAAGAAAACAAGTGGAGATTGGTCTTCATATCGAGATCCCTTGGGCTTTGAGGGTCATTTCGAATCTTGGATGAGCCATCGATCTAACTATCCTATTTTGTTCGTCAAATACGATGACATTTGGAAGAATGAAAGAAACATCAACAAATTTCTTGAGTTAGACGTGAACACGGAATTGCCCAAAAAGGTGAACAGGAAGAGCACAAAGGTCGATTTGCCAATTATTGATGGAAAACCTATTTACGAAGATTTTTCTGTGAAAGTTGAGAATTTACCATCTATTTGGATCAGAAAACCTGATGTCTTTGGGATAAAACTTTTAGTCGAAAAGAGAAAAGCTGCCGTTGTTGGCCTTATGCGTGGACATAAACTCTGGGAAAAGTACGAAAAATTGCTTGCAAAGCGAAACACCCTTATGCACACGAATTTCAATAAAGTTTTCAATTATCCTGTAATAATTTTTAATGAAGATACTATTTCAAAAGAGCACCAAGAAAAAATGAAATCTCTCACCCCAAATATCCAGTTTGTAAACATCAAAAAGTGGTGGGATAAAAATGAAATCGGTGGCGGTTACAAAAGAATGTGTCTGTTCAATTGTTCCTATCTACAAAGATATCTTTACAAAAAAGGTTATGATTATTACCTTCGTCTCGACGACGACGTCTTTTTACAGGAATCGTTTGATCCTGTCGATTTGTTTGGTTGGATGAAAGAAAATGACATCGATTATGTGTATTCGAGGAGAAAAATAGATTCCCACAAAAAAACTCAAAAAACATTATCCGACTTTTGTTTGGACTATTTTCAAAAGGACGTAAAACCCCACTACAATTATTATAATAATCTTCACGCGTCAAACACAAAATTTTGGAATAGAGAAGACGTCATAAGATTTGTAGATTCTTGCAAAGCTGGAATCGGTGAAAACAGATGGGGTGATTCTTCCGTACAAAGTGCTGCGATACGAGGTTTTGGCGCAAAAACATCTGAAGTAAAGGTAAAATATTCGCATTTAAGTCATGGATACACTAGCTTCACAAGAAAGGGAGATCAGATTAGCAGACATGAATGGAATCCAGAAGATTTGTAAATGAAAAAAAATTGTTTTTTTAGTTTAGCAGTGAAAAAAATACGCTGTTAAAAATATGAACATAATATGAACATTTTTCATAACAATATTAGTAGAGAAGAAATTTACCAAAAGATCATTATAAAAATTCCAACGTGTCCAATTTCTCTCGAAACTTTACGAAACCCAATAACATTGTCTGATGGTTTTACTTATGATGAGGATTCTTTGCGCATGTTGTTTAAAAAGAAAGGGTATTCAACGTTAAGATCACCTCTTACAAATCTCCCGTTGAAGAATAACAACACAACTCGCAATCTCTTGATATACGGTGTTTTGCCGTATTTAATTAAAGAAAATTCCAAGTGTTGAGCGTAATATCTCCCTCGGCGGGTACTAGTTCGACACGCCCTTGTTCACCAACTTCTGAATTATTAAAACGTTCAACCTCGGAAATTCGAACATTTGAGTTTTCGCACAACGTTTCACCCACGTGGCACTGAATAATATGTGAACTTTGTTTGTGCAGCATGTGTTCAAATGCCTCTGTAGTGTTTCGTTTCAGGATAACATCTCCGAAATTTCCCATATCTAACTGCATCTTATGAACTCTGATAGACGTGGACCAGTTGTATGGTTTAAAAGTCCGAAAACCATTCCTTAAATATTCATGTACAATTCCTCGTTTTAAATTTCCCAATACTTGCGTGTTTCCGATATCAAGAGAAAGAGAGCAGCATTGGTATGGAAACACGGCGATGTGTAGCAGTGGGTATTGTTTGTACATAACTATAGAACACACAACGTCGTTATCAGGAAATAATTTGTATATCAATTCAGCTTGTTTTGCGCTGTGAGCTAAAAGACACTGAGAAAAATAATTTTTTAGTGTTTTCATGCTAGACGATTTGATAAAACTCATTTCGATACCCATATCGATCTCGTTGTTTATTCTAAAAATCTTATTTCGTAAGATATCTCTATTTTTTGATGTGTTTTCTAATTTTATACACCAATGTAATAACCTACTCGACTTTGACCAGCGATAATCAAAAACTCCTTCTCCGTGCAGAGTGAATCCCTCTACAAGAACCTGCATATCTACTCTTTTGTTGTTCTCAGAAACGTTGTTCAACTTAAACGTACAAAATGGAAGAGCCGGGGATTCTTCTTCATCTGGAAAAGTATATACGGAGGAGAATGGTTTCGGATATCTAAATTTTAAATCATGAAGTAAGCGTGGATCGAGGAAATTTAGATAGTATTTAAATCCCAAATACATAAATGAATTATTTTTCATCGATTTAATTAAAATCCTAGAAGCTTCACAACTAAAAGACAGAGACGAGAAGAACGTCGTCATTATTAATCTACAAATAAAAAAAATCCTTTTTTTTCTGGCAAGTAACCGCAGCTCCTACCGATAGCTCGTAAACGGCGGGAATCTTTAATCGTTAGTGCGGTGAAATACACAAATTAAAAGCTCCTCTAAAATTAATAAATGCAATTCGAAAAATGATGATTCCACAGTATCCGAAAAATTCGTACTTGGTTGAAGATTGGTGCAAGCATTTTTCCAAGGCATTATTCACGACGTTTCAACGGGGCCTCAAATTAGATATAAAAACATGTAGTTCGTCTTCTTTGTCTTTTTGTTCAATCGAAAATAAAGAAAAATTTGTTTTCTTTATTGTTCCTAAGCCGCCGAATGAAGATATAGGTAACATACAAACTTATCGATTGTGGAATTCTGTTTTTTCTAGGTTTTTGCTAGATGTACAAGACTCCGGATTTACGGTGACGACACTTCTGGAACACGAGCAAGATTTCGACTTGCCATTACTCTATGACATTGATCAGAGATACTTTGTTTTTAAAAAAGAAGACGTTATTCCTCCATTGATGTGTAAAGTGTGTTATAACAAAACACCAGATGCCGCCCGAATATATTGTGGCAATGGTCACTGGTTTTGCTTAGATTGTTGTCAAAGTTTAGTAGCGATGGGAAAAGCGTGTCCCGTTTGCCGAGAACCGAGCAGTCATGATCAGTGTTATTTATTGCAAAAAATAGTTTTTTAGGCGAAAAAACAGGGAAACGTGGGACGTGGGACGTGGGACGTGGGACGTGGGACGTGGGACTTGGGGCCGTTTTGGTAATTGAGTTTCGTTTGTCGTGTTAATCGCAAGAAACTTTAGGCGCTAGTAAGAAAATTATTGATGAATCTTCTTGACCAAGAGAATATTCCACAACTAAGACCTTTGGATCATCGTTGTTAAAGGAGAGGGTAACCGAACTTCTTTCCATGCTTTTCGTGAAATTCTTTAGATACTCTGTACTGTATTCTTCATCGTACAAAATGTCCTTCTGTGAATCATCCTGTTTCCAAAATCCTAAAGAACCGCCACTGGGAGCACTAAAAAAATTCCATTCGGCACTCGCGTCTAAGCCCTCGCATGATAATTTGAAAATTAAGCTGTTGCTTGTTACAAGTTTGTAAATCTGAATCTTCAAAGTGTCGGCTTTTAAATTTGTAATAACTCTAAGATGAGATTTTAATTTTGCGAGGTCGAAGTCAACAGAATACGTTGTTTCGCAGGACTCTAGTGCTTCTCTGTAGTATGAATCTTCAAGGGTTTTTAATTTGTAATGGTGAGCTTCACAGCCTAATGTTTTAAGTTCGATGTCGCTCTTGCCTTTTGCACGAAAGAGTTGAATCCCTTCGTTGCCAGGAAGAGGTCTTAAAATTTCTAGTAATGGTTTCAACTTAACGCAAAAATCGTTTTCATTACCACAATTTCCCGTACACTTCAACTTAACTTTACAAGCACATATACTGCCAGAATCCATTGCATCAACTCTTAAAAAGACAGTTTCATTATCTGCCTTTTCAATCTTGAACGTTACATCAATTAGTGTATGTGACATTATTTCAACTGCAGTTTTTAGTGCGGTTGAGCTCGGCATCAAGATCATGAAATCATAGTTATCTTGGTTCAACAAGTCACTACGCATCTTTTTTAAAGGTGGTTCGGTAAAGTTAACCAGGGCTTCATCATTAATTTGCAACGTCTGCGTTGCCATTGCAAAAGTTTATTTAAAATACCTTTTAAATTCAAATTAAATTCAAATTTAAATTTGAATTTATTTTAGGAAAAATATGAACTTTAATTTTAGAAGCATTGCCAAAATTTGTAGTGATATTTTTCAGATCTTATACGTACGCCTAAAGTGTTTCTATGTTAAAGTTGTGAACTACGCTAATAAAGATAAAAATGAACCACTCATTAAAAAGAAAATGAAATTACCAAGTTCAGAAAAGTTTAGATTAGATTAATTTTTAATTTAAAGTGTTTTTTGTGTTTATAAAAGAGTCGGAAAAATGAGAACAGTGATATTACCTAGACACACAGACCTGGGTTTTTTTTGCGACTGTAACGAATGCAAAAAACCTCGAAGAGGAGATGTAAGTCAACCCCGTAAAAAAAAAAAAGCACCATCCTTACATACACCCAAACATGAAGCTTCCATTAGGGAAGAACCGAAGAAAGAAGTTGTGCACGAAGAACAGAAAGAAGCACCGAAAAAGGAACCGCGGCCCTTAAAACACAGGGAAAAACGCATTTTCATAGCAAGACCATCCTTCTTGGAGGCAGGAACCGAACTCAACTTAAAAGAATCACTTTTGAAGAAAAACGTCCTTCTTTTAATAGGAAGTTCAAATACCGGAAAAACATCAATAATAATGCGTTTGGCTTACATTTTGAAAAAGGACATATTAGAAATAGACGATTTGGATTACGACCAAGAAACTAATATTTTAGAAAAAAATATTACATCATTTCCTATTTTTTCCATTAACAGACTTGTAGTGATGGATATTGTAGACTTTTGGCCTCAAAAATTGATAGCCGCAATTTTGAAAAATGTGAACAGCACCCAAAAATTCAATTCGCCCATAATTATAACATGCCAAAACCCCTCTCTTGCCTCTGTGAAAAGAATTACCAATGCTTGTAAAAAATCTAAATACGCGAGTTGCACTACTCTCTACAATAAGAATCCAAAAAGAAAGACCGACTTGTTTTTGTCTGACATGGAAATGGCCAAGAAAACTTTTAGAGGTGAGAGGGTATTTTCCGATTCTGATTTCGTTCAATCTATCGTACAATGGAATTACCTTCGCGCTATGGAGGAGGACGATTTAAAAAAAGTATCCCATATTGCCGACTTGTTTTCTACAATAGACGCTTTCAACACAAATTTTTCGACGAAGGAATTCGGTTATTCCTGCCTCGATTCTTTAAGTTCACAATTCCGAAAACATCCAAAGAAGTATTTTTTTCCTAATTTCAAGTTTTTGCAAAAAGGCGCGTTCAAAACAAAACAATAGTTTCCTTGCGAATTTAAAATGGAACCAGCTGAAGATTTTAGTTTTTTCCAGGGTAATCGTCCTCAGTTTCGACCACACGTAGAACCCAGTTTAGGAGTACGTGACCCCAATTTGGGATCGGTTCCTCAATTTACAATTCCTGAACCAAATCCTCGCATTCACCAACCAGTTCCCATTCAAGCATCCAGCGATCATTATTTTGATACGTTCGGTTCTACGATTGCTAATAAACCATCAGAAATTCCTTCATTGCGTAGTGATATTTCGGTCATTGAAGACGAGGAACTTATTTTCGGGGTCCCAAGGAAGTTTGTTGTTATCGGTGTGCTTGTTTTATTATGTTTCGCGGGGCTTATGTGGTTAAAAAAAACGCTGAGGAACAAACAAAAAAAAAAAGCTGCCAATGTTCCTACGAATTCAATGAGAAGCCAGGAGAACCAGAACCAGAACCAGAACCAGAACCAGAACCAGAACCGGAACCGGAACCGGAACCAAAGTCAGAATCAGAATCAGAATCAGAATCAGAATCAGAATCAGAATCAGAATCAAAATCAGAATCAAAATCAAACTGAAAAAAGACCACAGGTGAGAACGCAAGCGAATGCTCCTAGACCCGTGTCTAT